TCAGGTCTTTCGGATCATGCTTTTTAAGTTTTCCAGTTCTTAGGTCCAGGGTTCCATTTTGACAGTTCAATAAAAATAAATCAGTGTTAAATTGATTTAGTAAAACAGGTATTCCCGGCTCGCTTTCAGCCAAGCTCATCATGGCTTTTATGCGATTATCGCTTTCTGATTTCAAGGCATGATTAACGAGTGCTTTCCACGCATCGTCATCATGTAAGCCGGCGGCCTCTTTATACAGCAGCTTTACCATCTTTTTCGCCAGGCATTTTATTTTCCCGGTATTATCCTGCATCCAGCGGTCGCCGTTCCATACATACCAGCCTTTTTCTTCATGACTGTAACGGATATTTTCACCACAAAAATGGGCTAGCCGAAAGGCGTTTCCCATATCAGTAAAGTGGGGCCTATCAGCGAAGTTGATATTTTCATCGTCCGTTGGTTTCGCCGTTCCCGGCATCCAGACCGGCGCCTTCTCGACCAGCGCCATGAGGGTAGAAACGGCAACCAGTGGATCGTTATGCCGGGCTATAAAATCACTCACGTCACCGCCTTTCGGCAGGCCGGGCAGTTCCACCACCTTAATGCTCTTCGCCACACCGTAAAGCGCCGTGGCCACCTGAACAGCGTGTTTTTGGCCTGGCTCATCGTTATCCGGGATAACTATAATATTTTTACCGCGCAGGGCCTCGGTATAGAATTTGCGCCATTTGCCCGCACCCATAGGACAAGTGGTCGCCACAACACCAATGTCCTGGAGGGCAGATAGATTATCAACATCTTTCTCGCCCTCAACCACGATTACCTGATCGGCGGCCAGCACCTGGGGAAGGTGATATAAAACGGGCGTAATTCCCTGGAGGTTCCAGATATGTCCGCCATGTCCGTTCGGGCGACGTTGCCGAAAATCTTTGGGTGAGAACCGACATACTTGAAACAGCAGACTTCCGTCGGCGGCATGGTAGTCATATACCGTTGTTATTTTGGCTTTTTGTGTTGGCTGATTGCTTCCGGACCGTTTGCCCTTCTGTTTGCCGGGAATTGTCTGGGTCCCCCTTACGCCCGCAATAATGCCAAGCTCAATAATGGCGGTTTTGAAATCGCAACCATGTTTTTTTTTATAAAAACTTATGACATCACCTTTAGCCCCGCATCCTGGACAGTTGAATATGCCTGTGTGAACATCAATTCCCAAGGACGGTTTAGTGTCCTCATGAAATGGGCATAGCGCCGTGGCCCAACCTCGTCTATCGGGTTTCAATAATTGCCCAAGCTCGGTTTTGTAATATTCGAGATAATTTATGCTCTGAACAATCTCGTCTTTTGTGCTTATTGCCATTGTTCTTCCGCTCATAAAACAATTTTCCCCTTTAAAAAATGCGCACCCCACTTGACAGACAACGATGTGCAGGGGAAACTCTATGGCAGGGCTGCCAGGGAGAGAGCATCGTTGCCGTCAGGCCCGAGTCCTGACTCGGGGTGCGCACGTAAAGTTTTGTGAGGGATATTTTTCTCCCCTGCGTGTTTTCCTGGGCATGTCGTAGTTCCAGGTTATCGTCACCATGTCATCGACTGGCGGCGTTGTCAAGCGAAAATATTGGGCTTTATTTTTCATGGAGCCTCCAAAGAAAAATCGTCCATCAAAACCGTGTTATAATGAAATCAACAAAAGGAGAGGATGGGATCACACGATCTGATGGGCGAATTTTAAATTGCATAGTTCCGCTCAAAAAAATGCGCACCTCGCTCGGCAGACAACGATGTAATGGAGGACTCTATAACAGAATTGTCAGGGAGAGAGCATCGTTGCCGTCAGGCCCGAGTCCTGACTCGGGGTGCGCATGTGAAATTTTCGTGAGGGATATTTTCTGTCTCCAGTTGGTTTCCTGGGCATGCCGTATTTCCAGGTTATCGCCACCATGTCATCAACCGGCGGCGTTGTCAAGCGAAAATGTCGGGTTTTTTATGAATATGCCCGGTTCAGCCAGCCATTTCTAAATTTTTCGAACTCAGGCTTTTGAACAAGTAGCCCTCGATAAAATCCTGCGGCCTCGCTTCTGATAGCAATAATAAGCGATTCATCTGCCCGATTTATGGCTTTAAAAGTCTGATCACCAAGCAGTCCGTCTTCTTTTACAGGGCAACTACAAGCATGCAAGGCTCTTTGAGCAATCAATGTGGCTTGTTTTATCCCCATATTAATTGCCAGATCAAAAAATTTAGTAGCAATAAGACTATTATCAATTTTATCAAAATTATATTTATCCCACCATTCTCTTCTATAAAACCGCATAACATCCGCTAACGTCATAACCCGGATATCACCGGAATCAATATCTCCATCACCGTCTATATCAATATTAAGAGATCTTAATGTTACTCCATATTTTGTAGCGCCTGCATGATCTCCAGTATAACCACCTTCGTGCTTTAAAACTGTATCCATGGCTATTTCAAAATTTGTTTCCATTTTATTCTTTATGCCAAGCGAAAAATGCCGGGATGTGATGATCTTTGTAATCGAAATATCCGCCACTCATTATAAACCCCTTTTAAAAAAAGTGCGCACCCCACCAGTTTGACAATGATATAATAGGGAACGCCAAGAAGATCCCTTCGTTGCCGTTGTCGCCAAACCTATATCTGGTCAGGGTGTGCGTATTTGATATTTTTTTGGGGAACCATAATTTTGTCTTTATTATTTTCAAGCAGCCCAGCATTCTGAACGTTTTTTGGCGTGGCCATCTGCTAAAACTTAGCAGCGTCTCAGTTCTCTATCAGCCAAACCAGACAGTCCCGCAACCCGAGAAAACCGCTGCGGAAAAGCAGCTTAACCAGCATTATGATAACCGCAGCTAGCAGTATTTTTTTTATTACAGTAGATATTTTGACTTTCATGTTTGCCGTCTGTGGTTTTTCAAAAAAATCATTTGGGCCGGGGCATAGCTTTGTCTGCCAGCAATTTTTCCAGGCTAATCCCAAATACTCTGTAGTAAATCAGGGCGCTGGCCGCGCCGATAGGAGTTTTGCCCCGGGCATGCATAAACACGGACTGATGGGTTAGCCCGGTGCGACGGGCAGCCTCGCGATATGAGAGGCCGGTTAAATCAAGATATTGTCGTAGTGCTGTTTTTCCCATGCCATATATTCTATGGCATAAAAACTGTTTGTCAACTATTTTTTTACATCATAGAAGAACAAATGTACCCAGAATAAAAAAACACAACAAAAATCAAGCCTTAGAAAAAAGAGGCTAAAAATAAAAAAGTGTTAAAAAAAAACTTGACAAGCAGGAAATGAGGATATATGTTATGAGACAAAAGGCGAGAGAAAGCAACCGACCCGGCGCACCCGGGAAAACAAAAGGGAGAGAGAAATGCAATTAACAACAACGCTGAATAAAATTCAAATGTGCAATCCATGCTCTAAAGGATGGAGAAAACTGTTGAAATATCTTGGCAAAACCGTGGCAGACGATGAATCGTTGCCTTTTAGCGTTATCCTCGACAGCAATGGCTTGGATGATGCTCTCTGGTGCTGTCATACTGCACCAGAGCATAATCGGGTATGGCGACTGTATACTATATGGTGTGCACGGCAAGTGCAGTACCTGATGATAGATCAACGAAGCTTGGATGCTCTCGATGTGGCCGAGAGGTATGCTAACGGACAGGCCACTGATAAAGAGCTATCCGCCGCATGGGCCGCCGCAAAGGACGCATGGGCCGCCGCAAAGGACGCATGGGCCGTCACAAAGGACGCATGGATTGCAGAAGATACCGCACGGAAAGCCGCACTGGCCGTAAGGAACGCCGCAGGGGTCGTCGCAAGGGTCATCGCAGGGGACACCGCAGGGGTCGTCGCACAGGCCGTCGCAGAGATCGCCGCATGGGCTGCACGGAAAACCACAAGAGACACAAAGGCCGCCACATGGGTCGCAGAAGATGCCGCACGGAAAACCGTACAGGCCGCTCAAGCTGCCAAATTTAGAGAGATGGTCTCTGGCAAATAATATGATTTATGCCGTGGAAGAAAGCAACCGACCCGGCGCATCCGGGAAAACAAAAGGGAGAGAGAAATGCAATTGACAACAACGCTGAATAGAATCCAAATGTGCAGTCCATGCTCTAAAGGTTGGAGAAAACTGTTGAAACATCTTGGCAAAACCGTGGCAGATAATGAATTGTTGCCTTTTAGCGTCATCCTCGACAGCAATGGTTTGGAGGATGCTCTCTGGTGCTGTCATACTATGCCAGAGCATAATCGGGTATGGCAACTGTATGCTGTGTGGTGCGCACGGCAAGTACAGTACTTGATGACAGATCAACGAAGTTTGAATGCTCTCGATGTGGCCGAGAGGTATGCTAACGGACAGGCCACCGATAAAGAGCTATCCGCCGCATGGACCGCCGCAAAGGACGCATGGGCCGTCACAAGGGACGCCGCATGGGCCGCCGCAAAGGACGCACGGGTCGCAGAAGATACCGCATGGGTTGCAGAAGATGCCGCACGGGAAGTCGCACTGGCCGCCGTACTGGCCGCAAAGAACGCTGCAAGGGCCGTCGCACAGGCCGTTGCAAGGATCGCTGCATGGGCCGCATGGAAAACCGCAAGAGACACAGAGGCCACCACATGGGTCGCAGAAGATGCCGCACGGGAAAGCACACAGGCCGCTCAAGCTGCCAAATTTAGAGAGATGGTATCTGGCAGATAATATGATTTATGCCGCAGGAAAAAGCAACCGACCCGGCGCATCCGGGAAAACAAAAAGGAGAGAGAAATGCAATTGACAACAACGCTAAACAAAATTCAAATGTGCAATATAGGTTCCAGAGGATGGAAAAAACTATTAAAATATCTTGGCAAAACCATGTTAGATGATGAATCGTTGCCTTTTAGCGTCATCCTCGACAGCAATGGCTTGGAGGATGCTCTCTGGTGCTGCTATGCTGCACCAGAGTATAATCGGGTATGGCGACTGTATGCTGTGTGGTGCGCACGGCAAGGGCAATACCTGATGACAGATCAACGAAGTTTAAATGCTCTCGGTGTAGCTGAGAGATACGCTAACGGACAGGCCACCGATAAAGAACTATCCGCCGCAAAGGACGCCGCAGAGGACGCATGGGGTGCCGCAAGGGCCGCCGCAGGGGCCGCCGCAAGGGCCGTCGCAGGGATTGCCACAGGGGTCGCCACAGAGGACGCATGCATCGCAGGAGATATCGCACGGGAAGCCGCACTGGCCGAAAAGGCCGCCACACTGGCCGAAAGGGCCGCCCTAGTGGCCGCAGGGGTCGTCGCAAAGAATGTCGCAAAGAACGTCGTAGGGATCGCCACAGGAATCGCCACATGGGTCGCCGCATGGGCTGCACGGAAAACCACAAGAGACACAAAGGCCGCCACATGGGTCGCAGAAGATGCCGCACGGAAAACCATACAGGCCGCTCAAGCTGCCAAATTTAGAGAGATGGTATCTGGCAAATAATATGATTTATGCCGTGGAAGAAAGCAACCGACCCGGCGCATCCGGGAATATCCAAGCCTTACGGCCTGGACATCAACGGCCCCGATAGGGGCCAAAGGAGAAAAAATGGATAGAACAAAAGGAATCGGCGGTTCAGACGTAGCCGCTATTTGTGGCGTGTCGCCGTGGAAAACACCGCTGCAAATTTATTTAGAAAAAATCGGTGAATCGGCTGGCTCGCCCGATAATCCAGCCATGGCTTACGGGCGCATGGTTGAACCTGTTATACTGCAATGGTATGAGCAATATACGGGTCAGACAGTCGCTGTGCCCGGCCCATTACAGCACCCCCGATATCCCTACCTGATCGCCCACCTGGATGGTCTGACCCCGGACAGAGTAATTGAGATCAAGACGGCACGGTCATCCGTTGACTGGGGGAACCCCGGCACCGATCAGATCCCGGTTTATTATCAGACTCAGGTACAATTTTATATGATGATGGCCGGTCGGACCATCACCGATCTTCCTGTTTCATTTCACGGCACCGTGCCGGAAATTTATACAATTAGAGAGGACGTAGAAATCCAGAAAATGTTGTTGGAGACGTGTATAAAATTTTGGGAATTAGTGCAAAAACGTTACGCGCCTGCAGCAGTTAATGTGGCGGATATTACTGCTCTGTATGGCAGAAAGTCCATGGCCGCGCAGGTCTTGGCATCAGCCGAGGTTGAGGCGGCAGTCCGGGCATATATCGATTCGCAGAGACGGGCTAAATCTCTCGAGGTAGAGCAAGAAGCATTTAAGTTCCAAATTTTACAAGCTCTGGGCGAAGCGGATACGCTCATTGGATTGGACGGCGCTCCACTGTGTACTTGGAAAAAAAGCAAGGATTCTACTAGATTAGACGAGAAGCGATTCCAGACAGAGCAACCGGAGTTATTCCGGCAATACTTAGTAAATAAACCAGGCTCTAGAAGGCTTTTAATCAAAGCAACTAAGTCTGGAGATGTGCATAAAATTTTGGGAGTCAGTGCAAAAACGCCACGCGCCTGCAGCGGTTAATGTGGCGGATATTACTGCTCTGTATAGCAAAATTACTTGGACGCTACATGCTATCCAGGTAGGGTTTTAGTCAATAAACCTATCGCAGGGAGTCGGCTTCAGCCGACTTACTTGCAAGCTATCGGCTTATAGCCGATTAGTAATTGACATATCGGTTCGCAGAGACGGGCTAAATCTCTTAAGTTTGAAAACGTGCATAAAATTTTGGGAGACGTGCATAAAATTTTGGGAGACGTGCATAAAATTTTGGGAGACGTGCATAAAATTTTGGTAGACAAACCAAGTTATAGAAGATTTTTAATCAAAACAACTAAGTGAGGAGTTCAAAATGAACAAAATTATGAATCCCTACGGGAATGGCCAAAGTCAAGAAAACAACGCAATTAGTATTGAAACCTCCCGGGCAGTGGCCGAAGTCCAGGCGGGTATCATTTTGGCAAAACGATTCGGCCGAATGCCGCAACTGTGCGTTGATCGCATCTTAAGGGAATGCCAGCGGCCAGGGCTGGCCGAAAAAGCGCTTTACTCTTATAACCGTGGCGGTACAGATATCTCCGGTCCTTCAATTCGGCTGGCCGAAGTTATGGCCCGGAATTGGGGAAACATAGACTATGGCATCAAAGAAATCGCGCAAAACCAAGGCGAATCCGAAATGATGGCATATGCTTGGGATTTAGAAACCAATGTGCGCCAGGTTAAAATTTTTGTAGTCAAGCATGTTCGGTACACGAAGCGAGGAAATTACGCGCTGGAAGACGGCCGCGACATCTACGAGGCAACGGCTAATCAGGGCAGCCGGCGTCTGCGGGCGTGTATTCTAGGCATCATACCGGGCGATGTGATCGATGTCGCCGTTAGTCAATGTGAGGAGACTCTGAAGGCCAGCACCGATGTGTCCCCTGTGGCTATCAAAAAAATGATCGACGCATTTAACGCTCTTGGCGTTAAGAAGGAAATGATTGAAAGGCGCATTCAGCGCCGCATTGATACAATTACCCTATCCCAGATCGTCAGTTTGCGAAAAATTTATACTTCGCTGCAGGATAATATGAGTGTCCTGAGCGACTGGTTCGAAATCGTCCGTGCCAAACCGGGCGAGTCTATATCCGGCATTGATGCTCTCAGGAGCGCGCTGAAAAAAAAGACCGAGCCTGAACTTAAGCCCAAACCTAGCGCAGAGCTTGAACTTAAGCCCGAACCTAGCGCAGAGCCTGAACTTAAGCCCAAATCTAGCGCAGACAGCCCTGCGCCCGGCGCACAAACAAGCGACGGTTTAGAGATCGGGACAAACGCAGGAAAAAAAATTCCCCAAAAGGAAGAGTGGAACCCGTACAATGAAGATCTGCAACATCGCTATAGTGTGGACAAGGCCGCGATTATCAAAAATGAGTGTGAAAAAAGAAAAATTAACATCACGAGTCTGGCGCTACGAGATGCACACCAACTTTTGCGGGATGTCGCTGCCTCAGCTACAAGCCTGCTTGACATCGATAAGGGACCGTTTCCTTTCGGCCAGCCCGATCCCAAGCCTGAAACCGACGATCCCAAGCCTAAAATCGGCTATCCCAAACCTGAAACCGACGATCCCAAGCATGAAACCGATCTGAAGAACTCATACGACAGACTGGTCGTGACGGCGACAAGAGAGGCTAAAGCATATGCGAGCGAAAAGCTAAGGCTCGAAAAAACTGTCAGCGGGCACAGGCCACCGGCAAAAAACCAGATCGAGAAATGGGTAAAGCTTGTAAGTGAATATGAAGCTCAATCTAATCCCGAGACAAAAAATGAGCCGTTTTGGAGCGTGCCGAAGTCAATTGCCATTAAAAAAATTCAAGAGACGAGACAATCATGAGGCAAGAAAGACACACAGTAAAATTCAGAGACGAACTTTCCGGGACCACTTGAATAATCATGACCTTAGTAATTCTTTATTTTGGCGGTTACATTGGAAAAGCAGATTAACAGACTCATAAAAAGCGAGGGGATTAAATGGCACGCGGACTCAACAAGGTAATGCTGATCGGACGTTTGGGAAAGGACCCGGATATGCGGTTCTCCCAGAGCGGCATGGCGGTGGCCAGTTTTACGATCGCCACCAACGAGGGATGGATGGACAAAGCCACCAATGAGAAGAAAGAGCGCACCGAATGGCATCGGATCGTGGCTTTCGGCAAGTTGGGGAAAATCTGCGGGGAATACCTGGCCAAAGGCAAGCAGGTGTACGTTGAAGGCAAGCTTCAAACCCGGTCCTGGGAACAGAACGGCGTGACCAAGTATACCACGGAAATTGTGGCCAGCGACATGCAGATGCTGGATTCAAAGGGAGCCGGCACATCAAATGAATTCGGCTATTCCAGCCGGAAAGTATCCGGTGCAGCCCAGGGGGTGCAGAGTGCGGCTCAGCCCTCCGTCCAGCCGTCCAGCCAGCCGTCTTCCGGTTATTCCAGCGGGTCATCCTCCGAGAATCAGACCCCGCCGCCTAAAAATTTTGACGATGATATTCCATTTTAGCATTAAATTTTTTTCACCACCACAGAGGCCACAGAGTTCACAGAGAAAATTTTTTTCCGTGTGGTAAATAAAGATCAAAATAAAGTAAAACTTTACTAGTGAAAAATAACAATTTATCAAATTAATTCAACCTATTATTTAAGAATACTTTTTACGAGACCATTATAATATAGCTGCTGCGTTAATCTATTAAGGGAAGAGGGAAAGGCCATGAATGTTTTGGAAATTGTCAAAGAATATCTTATCCAGAACGGATATGACGGCTTATATAACACGGCAGGTGAGTGCGCGTGTCTGATTGAGGATTTAGCGCCCTGTTCAGAGTCTTGTTCGGATTGTGAGCTTGACTATAAGGGTCCCTATCTGTCGTGTGAAGCGCTCCTTTGATAATCGACGGCGTTTCAATGAATTCACAAAAAAATTGTATCTTTTAGCAGAGGAAATTATGGCAAGCTCGTTGAAAGGCGACACTAATCCCCGGTAGCCCATTGTCTATAACCGATAGACCGCGCCATAGGATGCTCCGTGTCCCCGGCAGCGACATCCACCCAGTTTTCGATCAAGTTGCTTGCGGCCGGTAGCGGGTAACCCGACACATAACCAGCGATATCGACGGCGTCTTTTAACAGCTTCTCAAAATCATCGTCGTCGCCTTCGACTATTTCCCGGAGATCCTTAGCAATCCTGTTTGTTGTATCCGATACGCTGCCGACCGGAGAATATTGAGCGTCGCCCCATCCGGAATCGTTCTTTAGAAACAGAATGTTATACAGCGTCTCTGCGATGTCTCTGACAAGAAAAAGCCCATTTGTAGGCCCGAGAACAACAGATCGGAACATTCGTTTCCAGAAAAGAGTAAAATCGTTATCGTCATCATCGAATACCAGCGGAAGGGAGGCTATTGCCTCGAACATTGCCGGGACAATCACCCAGAAGAGAAACAATCTTTTTGCGGAATTACCAGGGTTGGCAGGCATATTTCTGATGGCGGCGGATATCTCCCGATAATAACTGGCCGGGGCAGTGAAGAACATGGTCATCAGCTTTGAAAAGTCGCCTCCCTGTTGGACAAGGCCCAGGTCCATAATTTCTCCAGACTGTTGGGTATCTCTTGCGACCTCCTCAAATTTAATAATCGCCCGTTTTTTCGCTTCAGGCTCACCCAAGCCGTTTTTAAGACCGGCTTCAAGGTGATACTTATAGACGGCCCACCCTCCGGCATAAATGGCCTGCATGTCGCCCAGGCGTGCCAGAAACATCAGTTTCGTTGGCCAGTTGTGTTGCTGCCCGATTGTCTGCCCAAGGGTCTTCCTGCTGGCAATGGCCACGTCCCGGGTATGGCCTTTTTCATATCTCATTTTAACGAACTGAGATTTTCCGAGAATCCGCATTTTTTCCAAAGGGCTGCCGGTTGTCGGATTCAGGAAGTCGGCAAACCCGGCGATAAAATCGTTCGTCGGGATATCCGCCGCCATTGCCGGGATGGAAGTAAGCTGTTTGATGTAAATAACAGGGTTCGCGCCAATGACGGCCGAGCTGAACCGGCCCCGCCAGGAATCGAGATTTAAAACATTAAACACATCCTTGAGCTTACGGCGACCGGCAGTAAATTTCTTTATAAACTCGTCTATGGCGAAATTCATGTTGGTTCCGTGAATCCGCTCAATATATCCCTTAGTGATCGGGTTGCCGAAAACACTCTGCATCATCTGTATTGGAATCGACCAAGCCGCGAAATGGTTCATGTCATATATATGATCCATCCAAACTTTTAGCAGGTTGGTTTCCCGAATGGACTTGGTTGAGTGCGTCAGCGTGTGAAGTGCTCCTTTAATAATCGACGGCGTTTCCTGGTACTGCTGAAGCAAATTAACATCCCTCTCTTTACGAAAAATTTGTCGCTGAATCGGGGTATATGCTCGACCGTGATCAAGGACGGCGCCAAACCGCTGTTTGTAAACAGGCGAAACGGTCTGGTAGATGTGCTCTCCCAGGGTCTCTGACAGCCACCTGGATAACTCAATCACCGCGGGATCAATCGTTTTCTTAATCTGCCCGAAAAAAGCTGCGTCTGCACCCATTTTCTGGAACGTCGTATTGACCATTGCCATACCATCTTCGGCGAGAGCGTCGCCCCGTTGTTTTACTGCCCACCAATATGCCGCCGTCATCGGGGTCAATTTGATTTGTTCGTTCTTTCCATTTTCATACGTTAGTATATACAGATCCTCTTTATTTGATTGGTTATCAACCCATCTCTTGACTTTGTGCCCCGTTCCGCCGATCAAATCCTTCACTTTTTTCGTTATCATAGCAATCGCCGCACCGTTGAGCGCGTTTTCTTCGTTTGTTGCGTAGTGAGCCGCTCCACCGATAATCTCAACCGCGTCGGACTTCAGCGTACCCTTCCCGGACTTTCCGGCCAGTTTGTCCATCAGGAACCGCCAGCTTTGATGTATGGTATCGAATTGAGATAGTTTGTCGGCGATCCGGTTCCACGCTTTTTGTTGATCACGGATTCTCTGGTTTCTTTGACCAATGGTTTCCGGCTTCGGGGCTTTTTCACCAGTAATCTCACGGTCAAGGCGTCCCCGGATTTCCTCCATTTTTTGTTTCC